GATCACGCCGGCAACGGCGTTGCGCGAAATGCCAAAATGCTCGGCGATGAGCTCGTAGCTCTTCTGCCCGACCATGCGGAGAATCTTCTCGTTTCGCGTTCTCATTGAATTGGGTCTCGATTTGGTTGTGCCTAACCGGCGGGCCGATAGTAGTAATTTGGCCCGGTATTTGAGCCGTAACCAATTGATAACCGATGATCTTTCCGGCGGACCAATAACGGAGACCGGCTATGGTCTACGTCGAAGAGTATTTCCACCGACAACATCAAACGGCGCCGCGATTCTCATTGAATTGCCTCGAGCAGCCAGTCGGCGCGCTCTTCATAACGATCGGGCAGTTTGCCGCCGGGAATGAATTCCAACACCACTTTCGACATGCCTTCCATTGGCGTGAAGGTCAACAGCAGATGACCGCGCGTGGTCATGAGGCGGATGCCGCATTCCTCATAGATCTCGATCGGCGGCTCTTCATCGAGGCCGATCACGTCCTGCTCGGAACCTTCGAATGAACCGCGGCCTTGCTCGTAGCTTTTGAGACCGATCTGCGACCAGCCGCCAACGCGGTTTTTGACTTGCGCGGTATCGATCAGATTGGAAACGCCGCGTTTCCAGGTGATGCCGCCTATATCCTCGCGAGGAATCAGTCCGGTGCCCGAAACCGTTTTATCTCGACCCCGATAGCTGATCTTGCCGAATAGTTTGAGCTGAATGATATCTCGCGTCGTTTCGTTGGTTTTGCCGGCGTACCAGGCACTGATGGGCCGGTCCCAGCGCGCGCCAATCCACCATTTCGGATAGCGCCCGGTGAGATGAAGCGCCATCTCGTAGCCGCCCATGCCCTCAGTCTTGCCGACACGATTTGCACAAAGCGCCAGGCGATCACGATGCGGTTGTCCATCACAGTCGATCGGGCAGGTCGGCAGCTTCTCATGAACGCCGCCGGCGGCGAAGAATTCCATATGCCGCGGATAGAGAATGCGGCGCAACGGGCCGTTGTCGGGATAGTACGTGAACAGGCGCCGGTAAGGCTCAGCCCGATTCACGTTCTCCCGCAGCTTCACTGCCAGATCCCGCCGTCCCTCCGGGGAGAGCCTCGATAAGATCGGCGAGAGCCGCTTGATCGTCGACGGAGAGAGCATTGAAGATGTTCACCTGAGTACGCGGACCATCCGGCTCGGGCAGCCCTCCGAAGTGTTTTAGCAGCGTGAAGTTTGCTTGATTCTTGTCGGCCAGTTTAAGCTCGGGTCCGGCGTCGGTCCATTTGACGCTTTCGATCGCCTCGCTCAATTCCCGCGGCAGCGTCGTGATATCCTTCAGACGTAGCTTGCCGGTCGGCTTACCGCCGCCATCGAGCTCCATCTCGTAGAAGTCCGCGACGTTGGCGCGGCCGACACGATCGATGCGCACCACGATGGCAGCGGGTCGGATATCACGATAGGCGCAGGCCTCGCCGAAAAGTTCACGAACACGGCCCCTGACGTCGGGACGGTTGGCCAGGCGCCGGCCGTTGCTGTCGGCATTGCGCGGCGCGAAACCGGCGCGCTCGTAGGCTTTGGCGCGGGCTTTCTTGTCGCAATTGAGCTGCAGCTCCACCAGTTCCCGGGCGAAGATCTCATGCTGCGGATCTGGCAGGATTCCCATGATTGCACATACGGGCGATTCGAACCGATTCACAATATAGGCAATTTTGCCCTAATTATCAATGTGCCCGGGGTGGGCCGTCGAGAATGGCGGCGGCCGCCGCACCAGAGAGCGCACCCCGCTCGGCGGGATTTCTGGCTCTTGATCCTGCCGTGGCGCCGTCAGGCCTTGCTCATCGGCCGTCGCCAGTGCTTCCGCCACCATGGCATCGGCATCGACGAGATCGAGCGCCTCTTCGGTAAGATGTTGAACCTCTTCCTGGTGCTCTTCGACCGCAGCGGCAGCCGTTTGCGTCGGGCGCACTGCGTTGACCGGCGGGACAAGCCTGTTTTTCATCCTGGTGAGTATTGACCGCACCCAGGTCGCGGTATCGAGGCCCTCAAGTTCCGCCTGCGCGCCGATCCATTGCTCAAGATCGTCCGACAGACGCACCACCAGGCGCTTGTTCAGATTACTACTCATGCGGCCTTGGCTTTTGTCCGTGCGCTGCCATCAGGGTGACGGGCTTTGGCCACCACCTCAATCTGATCGATATAAAGCTCGATAGGGGTACAGCATCCGAAGATTTCGATATCAGCTTTGATTCGGTCTTGCACGTCAACCTTTTGCGGCAATACTTCCACAATGACACCGGGGAAGAAAGCAAAAGGCCCTTCCAGCACTCGTATCACGTCACCTGGGGAAAATTCGGCTGTTGGTTTTTTTTCCGGCACCTTGATCAGACCCGTGTCATCGGCCGCCTGTTGCAGCGCGGCGACCGCACGGTCAACCGTAGGACTGCGGAGGATGGACCGAAAGCCTGGAATATCGCGCGGATCTCCGCGCAATGAGGCGGCGAAGAAATAACCTGGGAACATTGGCCGCAGCACGGTTTGAAATAGCCCGCGATGCCGTTGGTTTGGCGTTACTCGCCGGGTAACTTTGACCTCGGCCTCTCGTTTAGGCAAAAACACAATAGAACCAAAGAATTGCAGCCATCGTGCGGTCTCTCTTTCGCGTCGGGTCTCGCACGCTATGACGGCCCAGCCGTCGGCATCTATCACGCTGGCTTGGTGCGGCTCGCCGCGTAATCTGATCCAGTCCAATGCCGCTTGCTTTTCCACGTCCCAATTCCGCTCGATCGTCGCATCCATGGTATCCTCATTGGGTTGCGTTTCGCTGGTCTTCCTGGTTGATTGCAGCCGATAGGCTGCCGTCCTTTCGTGGCGGCCAGTCGCATGGCACGCGAAGCCCTAACTCCTTGATCGGCCAGTCGTCTTTCCATTTTCCGGGGAGATATTCTTTGCGGATTGTGCCGACGATTATCGGTCTCGGCTCGACCCGAAGGAACTGCCGCCAGGCGCCGCACATTTGCGTCCCGGCGGCAACCACCGGCCAGCTTTGCGGGTCCTGATCGGCAAATTGCTCGAGCGCGAGCTCGGCGGGCGACAACGGCACCAGCCGCGCGCCGCGGTCTTCTTCGTAATTCATTGATTGCAATGGTGGAATTCCGCAGATCATGCGAATGACTTGGTGCGCACGCCATTCCGGCGAATCCTCCGGCACGAAGACCACCTCGAGCGCCGCCAGCTTAGGCTCGCTGCTCTGCGCGGCAAACGCAGCCCAGGCGTCACGTTCCTTCAAAAACGTGTGTGCATTTAGCACGTTAGGTGGTTTCTTCTGCCGGGACCGATGGCTCGCATAGCCTCGCGCTGCCCTGGTGGCGAGATCCCTTTCGGCGTCGCTGAGCACGGTCCAGACCGCACGCGCTTGCGATTGCCTCAAAATCGGCTCTCGGTACGCCTCTTCGAATTCCTTCCAGCTTGCCTCATGCGGCCACTCACCCCCCGCTTGGGGGGTAGGGGGGATTCTTACTTCTTCAGGACTCTTAGACGGATTACTGGAGTCGCACGATTGCGACTCTGCCTGTCTCACGGGTGAGATTCCGCTAGTCTCAATTTGAGACTTTGGTGGGGTCTCAATTTGAGACTTTGCTTCTAGATCTGGTGCGTCTGAAGCATCGGGAGCCACGTCGTAATCTATGACGGCATCGAGCGCGAGCCTCACTTCATAGGCTGCGGAACCGTCTTCCCGGTAATGCTTGAACCTGGTCAGGGCGCCAACCGCCTCGAGTTCCTTCAAACGCCGGAACACGGTCGCTCGCGACTGCCTGGTGCGATCCGCGATATAATCCGGATCGGCATGGATGCTCACGCCATGCTCGTTTGCCGTATCCGCAACGACGAACAGCACACACTGCGCCGAGACGCCGTCCGTGCGGGCGTGCATCGCCCAGTTCATCGCGCGAATGCTCATGGTAAATCCGTATCGCCATATTTAGGCGCGTCGAGACACGGCGGCGTCGCCGCTCCGACCCAAACTTTATCGTCACGGGTACGCCACTCACGCCAGGGAAAGCCGTCGGCGCCATGCACCGTCACGCGCCACATGCCGCAAAGCGGACATTGCCGCTCCGTTCGATCGTTGCCGTCGGCGAATTCGGATCTGTGCAAGCGTCGCTCGCTCTCGCGTGGCCAGCGATGCAGATGCCGAACCGGTAGCTGTTCAAGCGTCACGGCGCGCGCCCACTCTTAGGTGATTTTTTGGAGAATTATATACATGAGTCCATCGGGTCATAAATCAGCCCATAACGGTGGAAAACATGCCGCCATCGGCATTGATCCGCTGGCCTTCGTGGTGTGATTGGTCGCGTTGACCGAAATAGTCTCGCCCCAAACGTGTTCGCAGTCTGGATCCTCGCCCCAAATCGACGGCGGGATGCCGTAGTCTCGCAAGCCCCAATAGGGA